GTCCACAGTTACCCCAACTGGTTCTGCTACCACCTTCACAAATGTTAGGAACAAAAGTTGATTCCTGACGAATATTACCCATGATGGTAGCAAGGGCGTTTCTGTCTTTAATTCCAATGTTCTGGAAGTATTCCAGAGCTACATTTTCATTTTCATTACACCCTTTACAAATTAGCCTTTTCTCTTTAGGTTTTTCGGGAGCAACCTCTTTGGTCGCTGTCAGTGTTTCAAACTCCTTAATAATAGAAAACGGCGGAGGAGCCGTCAAAGGAGGAAACAGGGGCAGTGTTGCCACGTTGGTTGTAACCGTTGCCAAAAAAGGCAGGGCTACAGTAAAGAATTGTTGCACTAGGTTAAATTGAACTCTACATCCGTATAGGAAAAGCGCACTTCCCCTTTCTCAAGGGGCAGATCCCACGGCTCTAATTGTCACATAGAAATGATGTTGGTCTATTTATTGTTCTAAAAGACACATAATATAGTAGTCTCCATAATCTTCTTGAAACCAAACATCAAATTCCCTAGACAAAGCCTCAGCTTCTTTGATCTTCCCACTATCGTAAAGTTCAAAGATTTGATCGATAGCATGTTGAATGCTACCCTTTACAACCTTTTTGAGGTTTATCTCTTGTGAGTTTGTAAGGGACATTGTTTCTATGTGAACCTACCTACTATATCATATAGGCTCAGTTGTGTCAATCCTTCCAATTAATTTAATAAACGTTTCGGCATCAATGACTACCAAAGGTTTCTTGTGATTCTTTTTCATGACCACGATTGGTTCATATGTACCAGCATTTACTTTTGCCTGTTCGTATGCTTCCCAAACATTAAGCTTTTCTACATTCTTACATTCAATGCTGAATGGAAATTTTTGCCTAGCAGCTCTAGCCATGATAAGATCTTCTCCACCAGCACCCATTGATCTAGATTCAATATCTTCTGGGTGAATGTTTAGTTGTTCAATTAATTGATCCCTAACCCACTTCTGTAGATTCCTACCCTTTGCTTTACACGATTGTGGTTTCATTCATAATCTTATAAGATAATGTATATATTAAAAAGGGAGGTGTTACCCTCCCAATCTATCATTTCATCGCCATTACAAGCTGTGCTGTATGTAAGCGATTTTGTTTTTGAATTTGTTTACGGATTACATTCAACCAGTTCATTTTGCTACCTCCGAGTTTTTGCAAGGACGATAAGCAACACCGCGATAGGTGTTTGTTGGATGTGCTGGTGCATGTGTTTCTGAATACCAGTGCTGATATTCTTGCTTGGCGGTGTCAGTATTATACTGACAACCACGATAGGTTGCTTGTGACATTAGGTGTCTCCTTAGTTTTTTAGGTTAAAGAGCGTTCCTTCAGTCGGCTTTTGCGTCTATGGGGCAATTCTTTGGGGTAATTTGTTTGATTTCCCAAATAATATCATTCTTCACATGATTAGGAATGCTGTGTTTAAGAACTCTTCCTGTCATTAATTGTGATTGTAAGCAAGTGAGAATGACTGCTTCCATAGATGAACGATCCGTTCCGAGTCGGCTTACTTCCGTTCGCTATTCGGAAATAGCGAATGAACGTAAGGTCAGTATAGACCTTGTAAGTTATATAGTCAAGTAATTTTGTAATTTTTGATACAATTATTTACTTTAGATAATTTAAATTTAATGTTATTCTTGCTTTTTTTGATGGCATTGAACTTGAGTGGAGGGTTTTTCCATCAAAAAGAACAGTTCTTCCTTTTTTAGGAGTTACTCGTTCTATAATATTTTTATTATCATCAAAGAAAAACGTATCTCCATCACATTCATTAATATAATATAAAACTACATTATGTGGCTCTGCCATATCAACGTGAGGATTGTTATGAAGTTTTGAGTTAGCCAATGGCAGATATAATCCAAATCTTGCACGTACTACATTTTCATGTTTTAAATTAAATGCATTACTTATCATCAAGATTGGAATTTTAAAAAATATCCCAACATTACTAAACTGATCAAAGTTATCTATACCAAGATGACCGAATGCTGGGTTACCTTTCATTGCAGGAAATGCAGTGTCATTTAGAAAACTCCAAGGAAAGTTTTCTTCAAAACACGATTCCTCTAGATAGTCTTGAATATAAGACGGGAATACATCATCAATAATTTTTACAAGGTCTGTCATAGATTAGAGTTTAAATCCTGCAAACGTATCTTTTTTAACATCTTGCTTGATGCCCCCAACCACATAAGATTCGACTTCTGTTTCTTGGGGAGCGACTTGTAGACCTTTGGATGAGATCCAGTGTTCTGTCCAGGGTAGCGGATTATTTTTGGCAGAGATATCATAAATGGGTTTAATGCCAATGGCTTTCATACGACGATTTGCAATCCACTCAACATAGTTGTTAAGAAGCTTGTCATTCAATCCTATCATAGATCCGTCTTTAAAAAGGTATTCTGCCCAACTTTTTTCCTGATTGACACAGTTTTCAAAAGCAGCAGCTACCCAAGCTTCTTCTTCTCTAGCAATTTGTTGCATTTCTGGATCATCTCCCTCACCCCATTTATTGAGGATGTTTTGAGTAATGACAAGGTGTTGATTTTCGTCTCTGGCGATGAGAGAGATAATTTTAGCGGATCCTTCCATAAGCTTGAGTTCACCAAACGCAAAGCTGCAAGCGAACGAGACATAGAAGCGGATGCCTTCAAGAATATTGACATTAGCAACGGCTCGATAAAGTTTTCTCTTCAATTCTAGACGAGACTCTTTTGCATAAGGAACACCTTCTTGGGCAAAAACCCAATCATTAGAAGTTCCATACTGCTGTGCAGAGTTGATAAAATCGTTATAAGCTTCTGTAACAGAAGAAGCTCTCTCTAGAATAGTTTCATTATTTAGAATATTGTCAAACACAATTGAAGGATCTGAGTAAACATTCTTAATAATATAAGTATAGGAACGACTATGAATCATCTCCATAAATTCCCATGCTTTCATACATGCTTCAAGTTCAGGGAGAGAACAGTATGGAGCAAATGCCATACCAGGCCCACGACCTTGAACAGAGTCAAGCATAATCTGATACTTTAAGTTAGAAGTAAAGATGTGCTTCTGTTCAGGGCGAAGAGTTTGATAATCTGAACGATCTTTCTGCAATGAAATTTCTTCAGGTCTCCAAAAATATCCAAGCTGTTGTTGAGTCAGTTTCTCAAACACTGGATACTTATAAGAATCATAACGTTGAATACCTAAAGGTTGACCAAAAAACATATATTGTTTTTTAACATCAACGTCATTAGTATTAAAAACAGTCATGCCTTCTGGTTTAGTCACGTACTTTGGGGATTCTTGGAAATTAAATTTTGCAGCTTTCACAATCGTCTTCTCCTGAATTTAAGAGTTCTTGTACTAAAGAATCGAGAGATGGTTTATCTTCTTTGATTTCATCAGTCTTATGATCATAAGTATTTTGATAATAAGATGTTTTCCACCCGTACTTATAAGTATTTAATAAGTCCTGTGCCATCACTGAGACTGGTACTTCATTGTCGGGATAGTTCTCTGGATTGTACGACCAGTTTCCACTGATGGCTTGGTCGAAGAACTTCTGCATAACAGCAACAACATTAATATAACCAGAGTTATTAGGCATGTCCCATAGTAACGTATAATTATTTTTAAGAGTTTGATATTGTGGGACGATTTGTTTAAGAGGACCTTTCTTTGATTTTTTAACGGACAGATAGCCTCTAGGAGGTTCGATTCCGTTTGTAGCGTTTGACACCACGGAACTGCTCTCTGATGGCATTTGAGCGGACAAGGTTGAGTGCCGTAAACCCGAGTCCATAATATCTCGGCGTAGTGTTTCCCAGTCATGTTGATACTCCACTGAGGAAATTTCGTCTACATCTTTCTTGTATGTATCAATTGGAAGAATGCCATGAGAATACTTTGTACGTTCAAAATACTGACAAGCTCCTTTTTCTTTAGCCAATTGATTTGATGCTTTCAGCAAATAATACTGGAAGGATTCAGAAAGTCCATGTACAGCATCCCAAGCTTCTTGTGAATCATACTTAAAGCCAAGTTTAGCTAAGTAATGAGCAAGACCAATATATCCTACTCCAAGAGATCTACGTGCTTTTGTAGACAGTTCTGCAGCTGCTACAGGATACTTTTGATAGTCAATAATCTCATCAAGACCACGAACAGAAAGATCACAAAGCTCCTCCAGTTCTTCATCAGACTTAACTTTACCTACGTTAATAGCAGAAAGAATGCAAAGAGCAATCTCTCCAGCACCATCAATATGATGAATAGGATCTGTTGGTAAAGTAATCTCCTGGCAGAGATTGGACATATTTACTTTATCAACAAATGATGAATGTGAATTACAATGATCAATGTTCATTATATAGACACGACCTGTCTCAGCACGTTCTTTGAGGAGATTAAGAATGAGTTCTTGTGCTTTAACAGTTTTTTTTGAAATGGACGAATCTTTTTCATATTGAACGTATAGATCATCAAATGCGTCTGTTCCGAAAGAATCATATAATCCAGGTACATCATGTGGGGAGAATAATGTGATCTCACCGTCTTGAATAAATCTCTCATAGAACAACTTACTAATCTGAATTGAATAGTCAAGTTTACGGACACGATTATCTTCCGTACCCTTGTTGTTTTTAAGAACAATAATGTCTTCTATTTCTTGGTGCCAAATGGGGAAGTGGACTGTGGCTGATCCGCCGCGAATGCCGTTTTGAGTACAGCATCTGACAGTGCTCTCAAACTTTTTGAGAAATGGTACAACCCCCGTGTGTTGAACTTCTCCGCCTCTGATTTTAGAATTGATGCCACGGATTCTACCTGCGTTGATACCAATTCCTGCTCTTTGAGCAACATAGCGACCAATTGCCATATCAGAGCTGAAGATGCTATCAAGGGTGTCATCAACGTCAACAAGAACGCAACTTGCAAATTGGCGAAGTGGGGTTCTAACACCTGCCATGATTGGCGTAGGAATGTTGATTTTGTGTTTGGAGATTGCGTCATAATATCTCTTAACGTAGGACAATCTTGTTTCTTTAGGATATTCTGCAAAGATCGTCATAGCAATAAGCATATACATGAACTGAGGAGTTTCAAAAACTTTCCCAGTGCTACGATCTTGAACAAGATATTTATCTACTACTTGACGAAGACCAGCATAAGTAAATAGGAAATCACGATCATGATCAATGTAACGATCAAGTTCATGGAACTCTGCCATGTTATACTTTTTGATTAAATCAGAATCATAGATTCCACCATCAACTCCAACAAAAACTTGCTTAGAAAGATTCGGAAGATCTTTCATCTTTCCATAAATGGATTTACGAATAGAAAACAATAACAATCTAGCTGCAACAAATTGATAATTTGGATTATCCAAATCAATAAGATCGCTAGCAGAACGAATCAAGATCTCTTGAATCTCTGCAGTGGTAATACCATCATAAAATTGAATGCCCGATTGCATCTCTACTTGAGATGCAGAGACACCTGCAAGACCCTTACAAGCCTCTTCAACCATGATGTGAAGCTTTTCTAGGTTCAATGGCTCTAGAGCGCCATTTCTTTTGACTACTTTGGTTCCGTTACTCATACTTTCTTCCATTGGTACAATTTGATTTTGGCTTCCAAACCCCCAAAAATGTTGCATTGAATTACATGATCGACATTTCTATTTGCTAAAAACATATCGTTTATATCTTTCTCACAAATTTCTTCGGGCCATATAACTACCTTCTCTCCAGAATTAATCATCTTTTCATAGCGTTTAACTATTTCAAGATTTCGTGGTTCATTGTCAAAGATAAAAACTCTGTTTGGATAAATGTCTTTATCTAAAGAAACATCAGCGCCACACATAGCTAATGAATTATCAATAAACATAGAATCAAAAGGACCTTCTGTAATAAAGATTCTTTTATCATGATTAATTCGATCTAATCCGTATAGTTTTGGATATCTTTTATCCAGGATCGTAGTAAGATAACGAAGTTTTGAATTCGGATCCAACGATCTTGCTTGATATCCAAATAGTTTTTTTTGTTTTGATAATAGTGGAATGATGATTCTTGATTCTCTATTAATATTAGGTATGCCAGCCCAATCATTAAAGTCCTCTGCGAAGTATAATTGAGAAAAAAAATCCTCTGGAATCTTGCGATTAGAAAGGTACTCTCTAGCTGGATGTGATGTATTTAGTTTTGATATTGTTGGTAGATCAAAAAGTGGTTTAGTGAAGTTAGGTTTTTCAAACTTAAACTCTGGCTCTGGAGCTACCATATTTTTCCCAGTCAGCCCATCTTTATATCTTTCAAGCAAGTACTCTTTGTATAAACTTTCGTTTTGATCTTTTAAAAAGTAAGTAAAAGTTTTAGATACGCCGCAGTTGTGACATTTAAAGTTATGATTGTTCTTAAACTTGTAAATAAATCCTCGTGCTTTATTTTTATTCTTGGTAGAATCTCCACAATAAGGACAACGAAAATTATAAAGACCGTCTTTCTTTCTGGAAAATTTACCTAGTTGCGTAGAAAGTAAGCCAATATATTTGGAATCAATAAAACTCATTACCTAGGCGTAACTTGCTGACTTCCTCCATTATAGGGTATCCTTACCACATTGTCAACAAAAGGAGGTATGAGCCCTAAAAGAACCACTGTTACTGCAACAATTCCTCCAATTTGCCACCTGAACTTAGAAAGTCCTTCTACTTTTACTTCTACCTTTTCTATTCTTTCTCCCAACTCTCTACTAATTTCATCATGTTGTTCTTTTGAAGATCTTTTAATATCTTCAATCATTGATACAATTAAATTATCTGTTCTATTGCACTGTTCAATTTTTTCATTATGAACAGCAAGCATTTGACTGATATTTTGACTTGTCTCTCCTATTTTTTGAATCGCAGTATCAATACGCTCCATCATCTGCTCATATGCAGTAATACGTTCTTCAAGTATTGCTATTTTTGTTTCAGTGGATGATGGGGGAAACATTTTTATACAGGCGGTTTTCTTTTTTGCATCCATGGTGTACGTGATTTAGCACCCAAATATAGATACTTATTTCTTACTGGCGGTTGATCTCCAGCTTCAGGTGTTCCTGCTATTTTACCCGCACCCAAACTCATTGTGGGTGCTTCTTCATTTAACGATCTGATGATATTTATTATTCTATCGAGTTTGTTCATAGGTTTTGTAGTTGTTGTAAACATTCAAAATCTAATTCAATATCATGCAAAACTGATTTTGGATACTCAGGGAATCTTTGCAAGAACACCATGAATGTTTTTACAATACCCCATAAGTCTCTGTCAATTTTATAAAACAGTAATGGAGTTGCAGCTTCTCCAAAAATATTATAAAGTATCAAAAAATGATTGATGAGTAAATGAGTTTTCAATTCTCCACCATTTTTATATTTTCTAAGTAGTCTTTTGACATACTTAAATTTTTTCATGTCCTCAAGAAAATCCTCTTGAGTTACTGCTTGTGGGTTTTCATAATGTTTAATTGCAAACATCATGTAATTATTTTCATTCAACTCATCAAACCTCATATCATGCTCTGATTCTTAATGTAGTTGTTCCGATACCTACTGAAGCTGAAGATCCATTTCCACCAACGTTCTTAATCACACCATCAAGAGTGGTACGAATGCCAACGTTATTTAAGTCAGTTCCTGTTCCAACAATTCCTCTAGTTGTATTGATTGATAAGAAACTACCAATTCCAGAAAGTGCTGTAGGGGCAGTAAATCTGAACACAACTCTATTGGTAATTTGACCATTAAAGTTTTGTTTGATGCTACGCTCAGCACCATTAGCAGGTACACCAATAACATTAACAGGAATTGATCTTCCTACCGATGCTGCAGTCCCCACAATGTCACCAGCTGTAGCTGCCGTTGTAACACCAGCGGCATTGACTTGTCTAATGCCAATAGTAGCACCAGCAGAGACATATACTAATTCATTATAGACAACATGGACTTCTCCAACAGTTCCTGTACCAATTCCTGAAGTACCACCAGCACCAATACTAACAGGGCTAGCATTATTAGGATCTGCAAAGAACACTGCAGTTGGAGTTGCAACAGCTAATCCTTTAGTATTTGCTCCACCACCAGCAGTTGTCAAGCCTGCAATATGAACAAGAATTTCATCATAGAAAGATGAAGATAGTCCACCATGAGTCTTAGTACCATAATTTCTATATACCCATCCCTGACCGTTTGCAAAACAGTTATGAGGTGTTCTATTTCTATCAGCTTCCGACAAATGCTTTGGTCTATTAAAAGAATTAGCAGAAGTTTCAGTCGTTGTTGAAATGCCCCAGAGAGCCATATGCTTTACCTATAACTTAAATTTTTATCTAAGAATATTTATAAAAAAAAGAGATCTCTAGATCTGATCTCTTTAAATTATAATATTACGTTTTGTTTTTTATGGAGTTAAATCCTTTCCACCTCTTTTCTTCAGTTGCTCTTGAGCCTGAAGAAGTAAGAACGACAAAATACCGTTTGATTTAACTTTTGGATTAGCGCCAAGAAGTTCAGATACTGCAAGCAGTACGGTGGCAATAAGAGTTTGGTTTGCTAATGCCCAAGCAATTGCTGCAGACATAGTGACTCCATGCAAATTATGTAATTATTTATGCTTTAATTGTCGAAGCTGGAGCAACGGGATCAGATAAACCTGGACTTGGTTTTACTTTTGGCAATCTGCCAGCTCCTTTACCTGCTTTTGGACCTGGAGCTGGGGGCTTTCCAGTTGTCGGCGGTGCTGGAGGAGCAGGAGTTGATGTCTGGGTCTGTGTTTGAGTTTGTGTTAATGGTAAAGCTAATGTTTTTGTTTTTGTTTGCGTTTTAACTTTTGGATCTGCTACAACAATTTGACCAGTTTTTACATCCACTTTAACAAGTTCACCAGTTTTTGCATCTACTTTAGTAGCTGTTTGCTGCTTTGTTCCAGGTTTGGTAATTGCAGTGACTTCAGGTTTTGCTTTTGTAATTGCAGTTACTTGAGGTTTGTATTTTACTATTGCCCCTGGAGCTGTTTGACCAAGTTTCAGTTCTGCAGGCGCAGCTTTAGTTGCGGTTTTTAAAACAGTTTGTAAAATTTTTCTGCCAACATTCTCTGTAATGTTAATAAATTCAGCACCAAGTTCTTGTGCAAGAAGTTCTGCAGCTTCTTTTACTTCATGTGAACAATCACACTCGGACTCATCGGCATTCTTTTTCCTTTTTTTTTTATCCTCTCCATTTTCATAGGAGGCGTGGGCTTTTCCTTCTACGCTTTTCTGCGCTTTTGTTGCTTCAGCAATATCTGGACTTTCTGATCTCCAATCGGAGTATTCTTCTTTTCTAGTTTTCTTCTTTTTCTTAAAGGAACCAGAAACTTCTCCTTTCTCATAACCAACTCCATCACCATCATCATCCCACCAACGTGCTGTCTTTTTCTTTTTCTCTTCATTCACATTTGATGTCTTCGCATCTTTACCAGAACCACCTTCAGTGGAACCAACAACAACTACAGTCTTATATCTCTTTCTATAATCTTGAAGTGCCGAAGCTGGAATCTTTTTCTGGAATACTGATCCATCTTCTTTGGTAACTCTTACAAGAATCTTGGCTTCTTCTTGCAATTCAAATTCTTCGTTTTTAGTTTTTTCTGCATCTCTACGTGCTTGAAGAACTGCAGCAATGGCTGCTTTTCTTCTTTCATCACTTGATCTACCAGCTAACTGTGGAGATTTTGATGCTCTAAAATCTCTAATAGCAGTTCCAATATCTGTGCTTGCGGTAATTTTTTCGTCTAATGAATCACCTTCTGGCTCATAAGACATCTTAAGATTAGGATCAACCTGTTTGATATCTTTTATTTTTTGTTGTTGAATTTGATTTAATTTATCTCTTATGCCTTTAGCAGCTGGAATAAGTTGAGAACCAGCAGCTGCAGTTCCCGCCATTAAACCAAGGCGTATTAATTGTGCTGCACTCTCATCTACAAATTCTTCAGTAACACTTACACCCAAAGACCTAGCAAGTCTAGCCTTTCTCTCAGGAGACATTTTAGAACGCTTAAGGTATGCAATAACAGCATCCTTACCCATGTTCTTCATTTTATTACGAAGATCGTAAAGTGCTTGAGTTTCTTCTTGATCATCGCCTTTATGCTGACCATATTTTTCAGCAATATAGGTTTGATCAATTGCGTCTCTATGCGACTCAAATACTTGCTGCCAAGGATTAGACATATTCCTACGTTGGATTTTTACCTATTTTTATTTATTTATCAAAATTCTATATACAATATACTGATTTTATTTACATGCACTTTGACACTGTTAAAATTTTCCCCACTACAATTTATATTGGGGAGTTGCCCAATCATGAAGAAAACAAAAAATATTTTTACAATTTGTACCCAAAATATGATTATGAAGAAACTGAATACATTACAACTGTTAGCGAAGAATGTGGTAATCCTTTATTACATTTAGAAGCAGACTTAGAACCATTATTTAAAAATATTTCATTACATATAAAAAATTATATTCAAGATACTTTACTCTTAAAAGATGTATTTGATATTACAATAACTAAAACTTGGTTGTCAAGAACTAGAAATCCAGAATATCATATTCCAGCACATACACACTCAAGTAGTCATATATCATTTGTATACTATATTAATATTCCCAAAAATTCTCATAAACTTAAATTTTTAAATATACATGAACCAAATAGTTTGTTCTCTGATATTTTCCATGGAGCTAGAAACAAAGATAGTGCATTTGTAAATTCATACAATGAGCACAATGCTCAATCTTTTTCATTAACTCCTGAAGAAGGTACTATAATAATTTTTCCAAGTAAGCTTCCACACGGCACAGAAGCTATTGATAAAAATTTTAATGGGGAGAGATTAGCTATAGTTGGTGATTGTATTTTAATTTTAAAAGAAGATCAATTAAAATATTCAATGGGTTATATCCATGAAAAACATTGGAAAAAATTTTAAACCTCTTTACTATCAGTAATCCATGGTTTAAAAAGTTCACCATCATCAGTCAAACAAATTAAATAATTTGTTCCTCTTCGCATTACAGTACCAATTCTTCCTGTTGACATTTGTTCAATCAAAGAACCTTCTTTAAAAATTTCCCCAGCAATATAATGCTCCCGAATATCTTCTGTAGCGATTTCGGGAAGTATATTTTTTACTTCGGTTACAAATTGCAAAAATGTTTTCATTTTATTTGTGTAATTGTTTGATGATTTTTTTGCTGTTTATTTTAATATAATCTAATCCAGCTTTTTTTAATTTGATATATTTATTTTTTTCACGTTTATTTTTTGCAATTAAGTCATCCATAAAAAAAGAAAAATAGAGATACAAATCAATCATTGCATCCCTATCATTTCTAATTACTTTTTTTTCTGACTTGTATGCATCTAAAAATTCATCTAGAATAGGAGTCAGAACTGTAAGCATTTTAACACATTATTTCTTTTATTTATTATTCTTCCAATGCAGATCCAATTGCATCATCAAGATCTGTAATTACATCTCTCATTTCAAAAATGCGAGGAGGAACACTATTTACATCATATGTGTATCCTTTTTGAGCTTCAAACAAAACTTGACGAACAGCAGCAGCTGCATGAACGTTCATTGTAATAGTTACTTCTTTTTTCACAGATCATCCTCCGCACGATTTTCAGAATAGTAAGGATCAAAAGATCCACCAGGATAACGCTTCTCAAGTTTAGTCACATTGCGAGCAATAACTTCATCAATAGAAATTTCTAAAGCCATACATGCTTGAGCAACATACCACATAAGATCACCAAGTTCAATAATCAAATGTTCTTTGTTGTCAAGATTCCAAGGCTTTCCTTGGAAAATCATTTTCTTAATAATCTCAAGAAACTCACCACCCTCAGCATTAATACCAACACCAGCAGTAAGCAGTCGTTCAATATTTGCTCCCTTTCCATCAAGCTCAACGATGCGATCAGAGAATGAAACAAAATCTCTAGATGCATCAGATGTTACAGCATCTACAAATTTTTGATATCGGCTAAAATTAATCTGTCGTTCCATAAAATTTTAGTAAGTAATAGTATTATAGAATAAAAAAATTAAAATGTCAAATTAAAAACATCTTTCAATCTAAATTTTTTCCAAAGTTCTTCATCAGTAGATGGTGTAAAATTTGGATAAATTTGCAGAAACGCTGCTAGGCTAATTCTATCATAAGTTTCAAACCAGTTTGTTTCAATATAAGGACTATGTAATGTAGTTGTTGGATAAGCCACTAATGTGTTATATTCCATTGGTATTACTTTTTCCATCTCAAAATTGTTATCACCCGTAAATTGTTTCCATGGCATAGAATTATTACTGTTGAAAGAATTCATGATGTGATACAATTCATTAATTTGCCCTAAAGACATATCAAACAAATTCATTTTATTTTTAAATGACCAAAAGCTTGTACCTCCTAACATATTTTCAGTTAAACAAACATTGACAGCTATATGTGTTTGAACTGATAATGGAAAAATAGAACAGTCTACATGTGGCAATTGATAAGAACAATTCATTTTACCATTAAAACAATTTACATACAAATCATAACATTGAACATCATTGCTTTGAAAAATATTAGCAAATTGTTTTGATATAAAAGATCCAAATTTAGGACAATGTGAACTGGGGAATCCTGCAGTTTTTCCTGGTCTCCAAGTTGGTTGTGAATCAAAGTATGGAAAAGAACGTATAAGATTTTTTAATTTATCTGGATATTTTAAAAAATCTCTAATGACCAAAACATTTTCTGTTCCTGCAGTAAATATCTCGTACTGTTTATTATTAACTTCTGTAGAATCTTTCCAAAGATCATCTATAGTTGTAATCATAATTAAAATTTAAATCCTTCAAATGCTTTAGATTTTGGTTTAGATTCAATCTCAACTTCTTCTTGTCCACTATCAAGTATATCTTTTTGAGCAGATTGTTCAATATCATAGAGACGCATTTTTGATCTATCAACTCCAATCAAAAATTTACGGTTTGCAGTTGGATCATTATAGCGATTCTTTAACTGTTTTACCAATATCTGCCCACGCTGCTCCAACTCTTCTGTGCTAATAAGGGCAAACATAAAATCAGCAGTAGCAGGAAGACCAAAGGACTCACTAGTATCAGTGAGTTCAATATTAGAGCTATTAAAACCTGAACGAGTAGTTTGGGTAGCCGTGACAATAGGTACATTATGCTCAACAGCAAGACCACGAAGCTCTTCAGCAATAGCTTTAACATAAGTATAACTATTAACTATGCTACCCTTATATCTAGATGAGGCACAAATGTTTAAGTAGTCTACAAAAATGATGTCTGGTTTGAAGCTTTTTTTCATGGACAATTCATTCAGCAAAGTTTTGAAATGTCCCACATGTGCAGATGCAGTTGGATACTCTTTGATGATCAATGTGCCAATACTTCTATTAACCAAACTTTGAATCTTCGTTTCAAACATTCGTTTAGGAAGTTCGGCAATAGATTTAATATCTACGTCTAAGAGATTTGCGTCAATTCGTTCAGCAATTTTCTCTTCTGCCATTTCAAGCGTAACGTACAAAACGTTCCGTCCTTGGAGCAACACGGAGCTAGCCAAGTGGCACATGAATAAAGATTTCCCGACACCTGTACCAGCAAGTACGACATTGAGAGTCTTGCTAGGTAAACCATCTTTGGTAATTTTGTTAAAGTATTCAAGATCAAAGGGGATTTTTTCTTCAGTTTTGTGATAGAAATCATATCGTTCTTCAAAGTTTTTTACATAGTCGTGACCAATATTATGGTCAAAAGATACTCCAAGTGCCTCACTCAAGATGTGAGGAATAGCATCTTTATTCTTTTTACCAGTGTCATCATCAACAATATGAACTGACTCCATAAGAGCCAGATAAATTGCTCGATCTTTACACCACTTTTCAGTAGAGTTTAAAAGCCAATCAAAGTCTGCTTCATCATCAGTAAGATTGCTGATGATATCATTACATTGTTTAAGTTGATCTTCTGAAAGATCTCTACGATTAGATACCTCAATCGAAAGAACTTCTTTAGTTGCTAGCTTATCATACTTTGCTATGAACTCATAAATTTCTTCAAAGATAATACGCTCAGCATACTCTCCAAAATATTCTTGACGAATAAAGGGAATTACCTTTCTACAATAATCTTCATTAAAAATTAAACTCCTTAAAATTGTGATTTCAATTCTGTCCATGTCAAATGTAATGAAGGTATGTGCTCAAAAGATACTTATCGTTACTAATTGGAGGATTACCTTTATGGGGGAACATCCAAAGAGGCGGGAAGATCACCAGTTTACCAGCTTCAGGCTTAATTGTCAAATCGGTAAACACAGTTTCACCACCCTCATCTACCGTATTCAAATACCAAAAGAATGAAAGATATCGTCTAGATGTCATATAATCTTGAACATCTACATGTGTATTAAACATGTCATTGCCATCATTCTTATATTTTTTAATTCTAAATTGCTCAAACCCATGTTGATGTTCTTTAGGAAAACAACGTCTTTCAACTAAATGGTAGTATTGTTTTAAATATCTACCCATATGAACCAAAGTTTGCCTTTGCAGTTCAACGGCTTCTGCGTTATGTGTTAATTCTGTAAGATTAAGTTGTGTAAAGGTTGGCTTTTTGTAATTATCAACTCTTTCTTGATTCTCAGGATTTGTTTCAAAAAAATTAATTAACGCATTGCACAGATCCAAAGGCAATGCATTTTCATGGACTTGGATTAAATCAATTAGAGTTACCATAAGAAAACTCCTTCTGAGCGATTTCATCAAGTGCTTGCATTACTTCTGGCGTAAAATATTTTTCAGGTTCTGCAAGAATTTGTTTTGCATAAATTTTCTTACCATCCATCTCATAACGCCCCGCAACATTCTTCCAGAGTCCGCCGAGTTCCCCGAGTTCCAGAAGACCATAATAGCGATCAAGACCACGCTCATCATAAAATAAACGGACTTCAACTTCTTGATTCTCCTTACTCAAACGCGACTTTTGAGTTTTAGCACGAATAATATTTCCAACAACTTCTTTCCCATCCTTTTCCTTTGACTTTGAAAGATAAATGATAGTTGATGATGCATATTGCAATCCAGAACCACCTGACATTTGTTTTCCACCATACAAACTCATCGATTCGTATGTATGATTCGTCACTATCATAGGGATACTTGCCTGCCCCAACTTCAAAGTCAACATACGAAATGCACCTTTTATAAGCTGTGATTTAGTCATATCACGAACTTGTTTATCATTCAGTGCATCGGTAATTTCTTTCTCAGTTGAAAGCATACCCAAAGAGTCTAACACAAACATACAGGGTTTGCGTTCTGTTTCAGGTTTTTTTAAGTACATGTCAACCGCTTTTAGTGCTTTAGTGCGAAATTCTTCTACGGTGACAACATTAACCACGACAAGACGAGATGTGTCGATGTCGCGTGACTCCAAGAGTGATTTGGTAATAGCGGATTCAGTATCAAAGTAGAGACAATAACCATCGGAGTTATTATCAAGAAAATTCTTAACCACAGCGAGAGAAAAGAAAGTCTTTCCAGTACTAGACTCTCCAGCAATAGCAGTAATCTTATTCCCAGATACACCACCAAATATGCTACCTGAAACCAGTGCATTAAAAATGTACGAACCTGTGTCAACATAAGTCTCCGTCTCGTCAATATCAGAAGCAAGCTTGGTGTACTCGCCACCAACTTCTTTTACAATTTCTTTAAGAAAGTCCATAATAGTTTAAGCAAAAAAGTCTTCTAGTGAACCGCGTTGTTCTGTTTTCCAACCAATACAATCTAATACAGATTTTAGTGGATCAAGGAATGATTTGTCAAATTGTAGAGAATAATCAATATAGCTTTCAGCAATGATTTCTTTTGGAAACTGCTGAATAAATGAGATTACATTTTCTCGGATTGGGTTTTGTTTTTTAAGGTAACAGTATTTAATTTTTTCACCATTGTTAATTATAGCATACTTGTTCGTTAATTTTTTATCTCGGATGTAATGATTAAAAAGCAAAGATCCTCTAACATGAATTGGAGTTGATTTCTTGTAAATGGTTGACGTGGATTTCCATTTTTCAACATCACTTGCGGTTTTTGGAAATGCAATTTGATCTACAGGTAGAGTCGGAAATTCTTTTTTAAATGTTTCAATAAACTTGACTACCTCGTCTTCAGTAGATGTCATGATAAGTTTAAAAGCTTCTTTAATTTTAGCTCTACACGCCGCTGGAGTAGATGATTTAATAGCCTCCAGACCCATAATTTTTAATTTAGGAGCTTCATATCTAACTCCTTCACTGTCCCATACGTTGAGCATATATCGTTTTTTGGCTGTCCAAATACCACGATTAGCAATGTTCTCACGCTTCATGAACATCTTTTGTTCGTAAGCATTTACATATTGAGATAGCTCTTGATACGATTGATCAATAAATGGTTCAAACTTTTCCTTACAAATTTTATCCAAGAAGTTAACAATCTTAGTATCATCTGTTTCATTTGGGAATAACTTTGATACCAAGTTCCCAAGATTCAAATAGATTGAATCAGTATCAACAGCAATCACATAATCTTTATTTTCACTTTTTAAAATTTTATTCAAATAACCATTCATTTTATTTTCAATCCAACGGATTGAAACTTGTCCAGACAGTGTAATTGCTTCTGCATTTGCAAGTTTATAGTAACGAAAATATTCATTACCAATAGCACCATAAGCAGAGTTCAACTGGATTTTTCTTGCCATCTGAATGTTATTGCAGCGGGCAATTTCTTTAATCAAATTTTTATCTTTAGTTTTTTCGTATTGTTGTTTTGCCTCAAGCATTTTTTTCTTATAGATTACTCGATCTTGATAAATCTTATCCATAAGTTTTGGTAGAAATCCTCGTTTTGTTGTATCAAAGAATGCTCCGTTTGCACAAACAGTTTGTCCTTTAAGATCAGACAAATCCAACTCTTTGTTCAAAATTTTATCAACACTAATACTTGGATGTTTATGATCTTGCAGTGTTTCTGGTGAAATGTTATATTGCATAATCAAGTGTGGATATAGACTGTTTAAGTCAAAACTTACCACCCAATCATATCTACCAGGAATCGGTTCTTTAACATAAGCTCCTGCATACTGAGCATCTTTTTTACCATCCACTTTTGGTGGAATAACAATATCTTGTTTTTTCAAGTAGTTATAAATGATGCTATCCCACATTTTTACTTGAGAAAAAACATCGGTGTAATTAACCTTAGCATCATATGCCATGGTAATTGCCAATTCAATTAACTTCATCTTGTCTTCCAAACGGTCAACAAGTTCTACGTCAACGATGTTGTACTCTACAAATTTCTGCCAATCTTGAGTATAAAAATCTTT